ACGGCGTTCAAAGCAAATGTAGCAGCTCTGGTTGGGAGGATTATCGACCCCTCAAAGAGAGAGAAGAAGGACAAGACCATGGATTGGGTATCCACGGTTATTTCGAAGATCACAACAATGTCTGAGCACAACGGGCCTGAGTGCATGGTTGCCTATTGTAAGTCATTTGCTGCGGAGGCGCGCAAATGCTGGATCACCAATAGACGACCAAAACACTCATTCTGGCGTTCGTGCCCTAAGAAATTGTACAACTCAAGCTCATCCTGGGGCCAGATGTCATATCTGGCACGTTGCCTTTCCCCGGGAAGCGAGCGTCACGTTGCCGACGCATTAGTCCAGCTGAAGGCGGACCTGCTAGAACAGTACGTGACACCTGCCGTCCACTTGGACGGTTTGAGGAGTTTCGCAAAATCTTGGGCTGACAAACACCTCCCTCGTACACCGTGTCTCTCTGACACGCTGCACGTGATGACGTCAGCATCGGCTACCTACCGATGCTCACAGTCTGCGGGCGGTTTTGCTCAAGATATATGTGATCTGCTGGGGTCCACTGATGTCTGCGTTGAAGCCGAGAAATATGACGAACTTCCAGAGTGGCACGCCATTCTGGGACAGATACGCCTAATCGGCGCGGCACTCACTGAAGAGTGGGGTCCGCGTCCGAAAGGGCGTGTCGTGCCGTTGCGCGAGAAGGGCCAGAAAGTCAGAGTAGTAACTGCCTGTGAAAGGCATGCTCTGATTCTCGGGCACCTCGCACGAGTTCGACTTATGAACGGTCTCAAGAGATATTCAAAGACACGTCAAGTGCTCAGTGGTAACTCAGCCGAAGCTGTTCAGTCTTTGGTAGGTGGTTGTGGCGACGTGGTTTCGTCCGATCTGAGGGCGGCCAGTGACCTCATCCCCCACGACGTTGCGCAAGCAATGGTCGAAGGGTTTGAGGAATCTGGTCGCTTCCTGCCTTGTGAGCTCCAGGGCCTGCGTTTATGCACAGGACCACAGGAACTCACCTGGCCAGATGGATCGGTCGGGATCACGCGCAGAGGTATCTTAATGGGCTTGCCCACTACATGGGCCCTCCTCTGCATCTACCACGGCTACTGCGCAAGCAGAGCCGAGGCAGTTC